AGCTAGACGGTAATGACCGGGTGCGCTATTATGATGGCTGGGCCATGGCGCGCTGTGGTTTGGCTAGGGCGGCTTTGGTCCGCTTAGGCCTGGATCGGTTCGGCTAGGTAAGGTTTTCGCGGCCATCACCGCGAGAGAGCGCAACAGCCAATCTTGAGCTTCCCGCTCCGGTTGTTGCTTTACGCAACCCCTGTGCATAGCGCTCCGGGCGTGATGGGACCGGAGCGGGGAGACTGTTATGGCGAGAAGCAAGGCTACTGCTGAGGTCGTCAGAATTGGCGGCGATGTTCCAACTAATGGATCTGACGAGGCTATTGCCTTTTTGGAGCCGTTCACGGCCGAGGTCCGAATTGAGGGTTCGGCCGATATCCTGTTCCATCGGTGGAACCCGGAGGCGGTGGACGAAAAGGCGAAAGCGGCCAAGGGGAGCGCTGCAAAAAAGAGCGATAATATCGAAAGCTATGTTTATCGGAACGACGCGGGAGAGATTTGTTTGCCTGGAGAATATCTGCGCGGGGCTATAGTCGGGGCGGCGAAATTTCGCCAAGACCCGCGCTCTCCACGAAAATCTGCGATGGACTTGTTCAAGGCTGGGGTGGTGTCGTTGACCCCTTTGGCTCCGATGTATTCTGCGGCAAGCCGGGGCACGGCAAGCGGCGGCAAGGCAAGCCACGGTGAGGCAGGGTGTGGCGCGGCGACCGGGTGGGATTATGAAGACAGAAGAAGAGTCGTCGTTCAGAGATCAGGCATCAATCGGACTCGCCCGGCCATGAAGGTTGGTTGGAGCGCGACTTTTCTCCTTATGGTTACCCTGCCGGAGTACATCTCGCCGCAGGTGCTGAACGAGGTCATTGCAACTGCCGGCAGGATCGGCGGTCTCGGCGACTTCCGGCCGACCTATGGGAGATTTGCGGTCGTTTCATATCGGGTTATTGAGGATTGATCTGGTCTGCCGTGCCACGGATTGGTTTGCAGAGCTTAGGCTTGGTCGGCCCCGGATGGGTTGTGTAGGGTTTGGTACGGGGCAGCAATGCCCGGCATGGACGGGTGAGGCGTGGAGCGGCTGGCCGCGGCGCGGTCTGTCTCGGTACGGCTCGGAGGGGTCTGGCGCGGCAGGGTTAGGCCGGATTCGGCACGCTGTGGGGCGGCTCGGAATGGCAGTCTCTGGGTAGGCATGGTGTGGCGCGGCTGGCCCTGGTATGGTGCCGGTTCAGGACGGCGATGCCGGCGAGGAGATAGGGGATGCAGATCGGATTGTGGCGCGGCATCCTGTTCGTGGATGAGGTGGTTGTTGGCAACCGGCACCAGCGCCGGCGCCGGGACAGGCTGAATCGGAGGTAGACGATGGCACGATCCCATGACGACAGGCCCGCCGACGCACCGAAGCCCGCCGACAGGTCCAATCCGCCGGGCGCCGGGGCTCCCGCGCCGGGCGCTCTGACCGCCGACGAGCAGGGCCGGTTGCGGGAACTCCGCGCCAAGCCCGAGGCCGAGCGCTCGCCCGACGAGAAGACGGAACTGGCCGGGCTGGAAGCCCGCAACGTGCCGCAGGCGGCCGCCGTCACCGATCGCATCCAGCGCGACCTCTCGCCCGACCGCGCCCCGGCGCCGCTGGTCGACATGCCGAAGGATGACGCCAACCGGCTGCGCGATCTCAGAGTCGCCAACGAGCTGGGCCGCCTCTCTGATGGCGAGCGGGCCGAGATGGGCACTCTGTCGATGGCTGAATCGGAGGCTGCCGGCCACGTCATGCCGCCCGACTCGCCGGAGACCGAGGACGACGGTTCCTGGGTCATCGACGAACTCCTCGGCATGATCGAGGCGATGGTCGACCTGACCCCGGCCTACCGCAACATCGGCCTCCGGGTGCGGACGATGCGTGCCCGGCTAGAGGAAGCGCGCCACCCGACACCAGGCGACGAGGCGGAGGCGGCCGATCGGCGAGCTGCGTCGGCCCGTACCCGATAAGGGTTGATCGTCCGACGCGGCGCATGTCTGCCAAGATAACGAGCCTGCACGGCGCGACGGTTTCCGGCACCCGCGAGCCGGACGCGGAGATCGTCAAGAAGCTGGAGGAATTGCTTGAAGAAGCCCGCGCCGGCCGGATTCACGGCGTCGGGTTCGTCGTGGTGGTGGACGAGCGCATAATGACCGGCTGGTCCGGCGGCGCCAACCGTCATTATATGCTCGCCGGGGCTTCCAGGCTGCAATGGCGGATGGCCGAGGACTATGAGAACGCCGAGACCTGACGACGACATGGTGGTCGAGGCGGTTGCGGTTGCTCCGCCGCCGGAACGCGAGACCGTCGATCGCGACCAGGATTTGCTGGGGCGGCAGCCGCGCGGCGGCGCCTCCCCGAAGTCGGGCATCCGCGGCCATCTCGACGACCTGTTCGATGACATAAAGCGCGGCTTCGGCGACCAGGAAGACCGCTCCGACGACATCCAGGATTATTGGGACTGCTACAACTGCGAGGCGAACCAGCACCGCTACTATAACGGCATCGCCAACATCTATTTCCCGATCATCCACGATGCCGTCGAGGCGCTCGTCACCCGCTACGTGAACCAGTTGTTCCCGCAGGGCGGTCGCTACGTGCAGGCGATCAGCGCCGACGGCGACACCGAATCCGCGCTGGTCGCGATCCTCGACCACTATATCCGCCAGGGTAGCGTCAAGACCCAGGTCGCGGAGCCGCTGGTCAGGAACGGCCAGGTCGAGGGGCAATACAGCCTCTACGTGGACTGGGCCGAGGTCGAGCGGCAGATTGTTTCACGTGAAACACACGGCCCCATCGACCCCGAGACCGGCCAGGAAATGCCGGGCGAGGAGATCGAGGACATCACCGAGGAGACCATCATCGAGGGCTATCCGGTCCTCGAGGTATTGCACGACCCGGATGTGCTGATATTGCCGGCGACCGCCGACACGGTGCAGGAGGCGCTCTCCTGCGGCGGCTCGGTCACGATCGTGCGCCGCTGGTCGAAGGACAAGATCCGGGCGATGGCGCGGGCCGGCAACATCCGCGAGGACGAGGCGGACAAGCTGACTGCCGAGATGAGCCGGGTCGGCGAGGAGGAGCGCAACACCGAGCGCCACATCCTCGAGCAGGTCGGCATCCGCGACGAGGGGCGGATGGCGCAGGTCTGGGAAGTCTGGGCGATGCTGCCGCTGGGCAAATCCGGGCGCTACGCCGAGGACGGCAGGAAGCGCCTCTGCCGCATCTTCTTCGGCCCGAAGCGCTGCCAGCTTGGCGCCAAGCGCAACCCCTACTGGAACGACCGCTGCCCCCTGATTTCGCGCCCGGTGAAGAAGATGGCCGGCGCCGCCAAGGGTCCGAGCCCGATCAAGTACGTCGAGAGCCTGCAATATGAAGCGAACGATGCGGTTAACGAGGGGGCGGATGCCGCAACACTTTCCGCCGCCCCGATTGTTGCGCGTGACCCCGAAAAAGTCGACGGCCCACTCGTATACAATGTGGGTGCCGTCTGGGATGCGCCGCCCGGCAGCGTGGAGCTTCTCACGTTCCCTGATCTCACGCCGCGCGCGGCCACCCGCGTTCAAATGGCGCTACAGGCGATATTCCAGAACCTGAACGTCAACCCCTCGATGCTGCCGTCCTCATCCTCGCGCACGACGCAGCCGACCCAGGCGCAGATCGCACAGGAGCAGGCGGTCGATTTGCTGACGACGGCGATGGGCGTCTCGACCCTGGAGGATGTGTTGACCGAGGCGGTCGCCTGGATCGTCGACCTCGACTACCAGTTCCGCGACCGCGACATCCTGATCCGCATGTTCGGCGAGCAGGGCCGCAAGGCCGAGATGCAGTCGGTCAGCCCTCTCCAGAACCGCAACGGCCTGACCTTTATCTGGCGTGGGGGCGAGCAGGTGCGGCAGAACGCGGCCTTCGCGCAGGGCGGCACCGCGATGATCAACACGCTGATGCAACCCTCGATGCAGCAGCTTCTGGCGGCGGAGGGCCTGCGATTCACCCCAGGCGAGGTGATTGCGCAGATGATCACCAACCAGCTTGGACCGGAGATGGGCCAGTCCGCCATTCAGGACGTGCGCGACCAGCTGACAATCCCGCAGGACCGGGAAAATGTGATGCTGGTGGAGGGGTTCGAGGTGCCGGTGCATCCGCTCGACAATGACGAGCAGCACATCCCGGTGGCGATGCAGGCGATCCAGGAAACGGGCGACCCGCACGGCACGTTGCGGGTCCACCTCCAGGCCCACCTCCAGCAGCGCGCCGCCAAAATCCAGGCCCAGATGATGCAGCAGATGGCGATGCAGCAGCAGGGCCAGCCGCCCCGCCCCGGCCTGCCCGGACCCGGAGGCCCCGGCCGCCCGCCTGGCGCACAACCTCCGGCCCCAGGCTCGCAGCCGGCCGGCCCGCAGCAGATGCGGGGACCGAACGGGATGGTGCATCCAGATCAGATGAGCCGAGCTGGGGGCATCGGGCTGCCGCGTAATATGTAAATGCGGCTTGACTGTTACCACATTTTGTAGCTTACCCTGATAGTGCGTGCGCAAGCGCGGGAACCTGGGCGGTATCGTCGACTCGGCGTGTAGCCAGGGGACGGGAGAATCGAATGTCGGACGATCCGAGGCTTCCCCCGGTAGACGGGGGCGAGGAGCTTGACCTTGGCGAAATCGAAGAAGCCGAAGGGGAAGATGCCGAGCTTCATGATGAAGCCGGCGAAGGGGATGCCCCCGATGAAGGGGCCGATGGCGAAGAAGGCGCCGATGAAGAAGTAGACCCGAGCCCCAGGCGCAAGCCGGGCCGCTCCGAGCGGTTGCGCGAAAAGAACGCGCAGCTCGAGCGGGAACTGGCGGAGGCGCGGGGGTTCAGGCAGGCGGCGGAGCAGCTTCAGCGGTTCCAGCCGCAACAGCAGCAGGTTAACGCCGAGGCGGAGCGGATAGCGAAGTGGGAGAACGAAAACCTCCCGATGATGTCGGCGCAGGAGATCAGCGCCTACTACTACAACAAGGGTATCCAGCAGACGCAGCAGCAGATGCTGATGCAGCAGCTGCAAACCGAGGACCGGATTGACAAGCGCGACTTCGACCAGCAGGCCCGAACCAGCCGCGTTCACTCCCAGTACCGGGAAGAGGTCGAGCGCGAGCTTAATGCCGAGCGCCAGCGGGGAAACCTGCGCGCCTCGCGCGACGATATCCTGCATCGCCTTGTCGGCCGTGACGCGGTTAAGCGCGCCGCGCGGGCAGCTCCTGCGCAGCGCCGCAGTGCCCAGCGCCGTGTTGAGGGCCAGCAGACGCGCCCGACCAATGGGCGAGGGGACGGAGCCAGCGGCGGTCGCCGGCCGGCCCCCGGATCCCCCGAGCACGACGAGATGCTCGTCCAGCAGTATTTCCAGGGTGGCGGACGGTTGTAGGGGGACGGTCCAGACCCTCCCCCTCGGACAGGGAGGGTTTTAAGCGATGGCGGCCACGGTCAATACCTCAAGCCAGTTCGCTGGCGCGATCACCCGCACCATCGACAGGAAGGCGTTGCAGGTCGCGCAGCGCTACCTCGTCCTTTATCAATTCGCCGACAAGAAGACGCTGGATCACGGTCACGGCGTCACCTGGACGGCGAACCGCTGGAACCGCCTGCCATTGCCGACCGCCCCCGTCTCCGAGGGCGTGCCGCCGGCGCCGAACCAGCTAACCTTCAGCCAGGTCACCGGCATCGCCTTGCAGTGGGCCGGCCGCATCGTCTTCACCGATGTCGCGATGGTGACGGTGCAGCAGGATCTGCTCTCGATCGCCTCCGACCGCCTCGGCATGCAGCTCGCCGAGACGAAGGAGCGCAACGGCTGGAACGCGCTCAACGCCGTCAGCCAGGTCAATTACGTCGCGGCGGCGGGCTCGCGGGCCGCGCTGGTGGCGGGCAACAACCTCGACCCGACCACGCTGACCCGCACCTACACGAACCTGAAGGCCATCGGCGCGCCGCTGTGGAATGGCCCGACCGGCGAGACCATCAACCGCGACACCGACTACAACATGCGCCAGGGCGAGATGCAGCCCGGCCGCTCGGGGCACCTGATCGCGGTGACCAGCCCCTTTGTCCTACAAGACCTGAAGAGCAATCCCCTGGTGGTGCAGACCTATCAGCACACCGACGCCGGCCAGAAGCACCTTTACACAAACGAGAGCGGCGCCTGGGGCGGCATGGTGATCGTCGAATCGAACATGATGCCGTCGTGGACCGGCGTCGCCGCCGTGCAGGGCGCGAACGCGGTGGGCTCGCTCACCACCGCCACCTACACGGTCCAGGTGACCGGGTGGGACAATCAGAATTTCTACGAGAGCCGCATCTACCAGCTGTCGAACGACATCAGCGTGACGACCGGCGGCATCGTCGTGACCACGCCGTCCACCGCCGGTTTCACCTACGCGATCTATGTCGGGGTGGGCACCGCGGCGGCTCCGACCAACCTGGGCCTGACGACCAGCGGCCCCTCGAGCGGCCCCTACTCGGGGCAGGCGATCCAGTTGGCGCCGTCCACCGTCGTTACGATCACCGGCGTCGGGCTCTACCAGATACCGCCGGCGGCTCCGGCCACCGGAGTCACGGTCTACCCGACCTACGTCTTCGGCAAGGACGCCTTCGCCTGCCTGAAGCTGATGAATGTCAACTGGACAAGACTATATAACGCTGATAAATCGGACCCTCACAATCAATTACGAGTCATAGGCTACTCCTTCATGGAGGGCTGGATAATTTTGAACCAGCAATTTCTTGCGAGGATTGAGAGCACTGCCTCGTCAACGGGGGCGTTCGGATAGTATTACTTGGTAGTTCTTTCCAAGTAGCCTATAGCCGCGAGCAGTATGGGTTTGGAGTGGCGCAGTTGGCCGATCCCGGTGTTGCACCTGCCGCACAGCAGGCCGCGCACGATCCCCGACTCCTTGTCGTGATCGACATGGAAACGGGAAATGCGCGCGCCGGGGTCGGAGTCGCCGCAGATGCCGCACTTCCCATCTTGCTCGGCGAGCATACGGGCGTAGGTGCCGTGAGGGACGCCGAGGCGTACCTTGAGTTGGATGTCAGCCTTCCTGTCAGGGTTCTTCTTTCCCCACTCCCGCATCTTTATGCGGTGGTAGTCGGGATGGGCCTTGTTGAACTTCGCAGCTGCCTCGGTATTGCAGTCGGCGCAGATCGAGTTCCGGCCATCCCGCGAGGACCGGCGCCGGTGGAACTGCTCCAGCGGCTTCGTGACGCCGCACTTGTTGCAAGCCTTCTCGGTCGGCAGCAGGTACGGCGGGGGCTCGGGATGCTTCGAGCGGTAGCGGGCCTTGATGTCGGCCAGGGTGCAGGGTTTGCACCAGGAAGACGGGCGGCCTTCTTTGCGGTAGAATTGGTCAAGCGTCTTCGTCTCCCGGCAGCGGGAGCAGGCTTTCGTATCCATGACGGTATCCCCTGTTAGCTAACCCGGGATGCTAGTTAAGTAGGAGGTACTTGTCAATGGCGATGAAGTTGCGCTTGAGCGGCCGGTTTCGCGTCGAGGCGGTGGGCGC